AGCTCTTCAGATCCTAGAACGATACGCTGAGGCTCCTGAGGATGAACGTCCTCCTATGCTTATGGTTCTCGATTCACTTGGTCAGCTATCCACCACAAAAGAAGTGGAAGATACTCACGAAGGTAAAGAAACTCGTGATATGACGAAGGCACAACTTATTAAGGCTACGTTCCGAGTCCTTAATCTAAAGTTGGCAAAAGTCAATGTACCAATGATCATTACAAACCATGTCTACGATGTCATCGGCTCGTATGTACCAATGAAAGAGATGGGCGGTGGTTCTGGTCTAAAGTATACTGCATCACAGATTGTATTCCTTTCGAAGAAGAAGGACCGAGACGGTAAAGATGTGGTAGGTAACATTATTCGTTGCCGTATGATTAAGTCGCGGTTCACAAAAGAGAACAAAGACGTAGAAGTCAAGCTTAACTATGAAACAGGACTAGATCGTTATTACGGTCTTGCCGAACTCGCAGAGAAATATGGTATCTTTAAGAAAGTATCGACTCGCATCGAGTTGCCAGATGGAAAGAAGGTATTCGGTAAAACGATAAATGATAATCCTGAGGAATACTATACAAAAGAAATCTTGCAACAACTCGATGAAGCAGCTAAAAAAGAATTTACTTATGGATTAGATGATGAGGATCAAGACATGAACGCAATAATGGATACCATTGAAGAAGAGCAGGAACTTCAAGATGCCGACGTATGAAGTACTACATGATGAATACAAAGATGAGGATCTCGCCAGAATTAAATTGACATCCGACAAGTTTGATGGTATTATATACCATTACCACACGGTTCAATTTATGCACGAGGAAGACGATGAAGCAGTTCTTAAGTTTGACTACGACATCGTTGAGTCACCGATCGATATCAATGTTGACTCGTTAACGAAGGAAGATCACGAAGAGTTCGAGACTCTTCTTGGCGACATCTTAGTTGAAATCATAACAGAGAGTGTAGTGGATGAGAATAGAACAGACAATCCTGAGTAACCTAATCTATACTGAAGATTATACAAGAAGGGTACTACCATTTCTCAAGTCAGAATATTTCCAGGACCAGGTTGAATCAGTTCTTTTCAAAGAGATCGACGATTTTATTACTAAGTACAACGGGTTACCAACCAAAGAAACCTTGCTCATAGAGCTTAACAAGAAGGAGAATATTCCTGAGCAAGTATACGAAAACCTCACGGTGTATGTCAATGATATATCTTTCGAGAAGAAGGATATGCAGTGGCTTATCGATAGCACTGAAGAGTTCTGTCAGGAACGTGCGGTCTACAATGCAATCATGGAGAGCATTTCGATCATCGAGGGAAGGTCGAAGACTGCGGACAAGGGTGGAATACCTACTATCCTGGCTGATGCTCTTGGCGTGTCTTTCGATGATCATATTGGTCATGATTTTCTAGAGAATGCTGAAGAACGTTATGAATTCTACAATGCGGTCGAGGATCGCATTCCTTTCGATATCGAGCATTTTAATCTGATTACGAAGGGTGGTCTTCCAAACAAGACTCTGAATGTTCTTCTTGCCGGTACCGGTGTCGGTAAGACACTTGCTATGTGTCACATGGCAGCAGCTAATCTTCTTGACGGTAAGAACGTTCTCTACATTACTCTTGAGATGGCAGAAGAAAGAATCGCTGAGCGCATCGACTCTAATCTTCTCAACATTCCACTCGACGAGCTCAAGGGATTTCCAAAGCAGATATACGATGATAAGATCGTAAAGCTCAAGAAGAAAACTGGCGGCAAGATTATCGTCAAGGAATATCCAACCGCTACCGTTGGGTCGGGTCACTTCCGACATCTACTCAACGAACTCAGTATGAAGAAGAACTTCAGTGCTGATATCATCTACATCGACTATATCAATCTATGTCAATCGACTCGTTTGAAGTTTGGTGCTAACGTTAACAGTTACTCGTACATCAAGGCAGTGGCCGAGGAACTCCGTGGTCTTGCTGTCGAAAAGAACGTTCCCATCGTGAGTGCGACTCAGCTCAATCGCACCGGCTTTACGAATAGTGATCCCGGTCTCGAGGATACGTCTGAGTCGTTTGCTCTGCCCGCTACTGTTGACTTCATGTGTGCTCTCATCTCAACCGAAGAGATGGAACAACTCGGTCAGATCATGGTCAAGCAACTCAAGAATCGTTACAACGATCCCACAATGCATAAAAGATTTGTGGTCGGTGTCGATCGAGCAAAGATGCGACTCTTCAATGTCGAGAGCTCGGCTCAAAAAGATATCATGGACGATAAGCCAATCATGGATAAATCTAACTTCGGAGAACGATATGACGAGGAAGAGAACATGAAGTGGATGACTAAGAAAGCCGGCCGTAAAGATTTCAGTAAACTGTTCAACTAGAGGTACGAAATGAGACACATTGAAATAACTATGATGGAAGAGGGTGAGCTCGGTATAGGTGGTAACGTTACTGCTGGTAACATCTCTATAAGAGAGTTCGAAGATGGTGAGTGGATCGGTGGCTGTTATGCAACTTTCGATAACCTAGTCGATAAAGTAAAGGAAGCATTGTGTGATGTATGAGATTCGTAAAGCAGGAAAGAAGTATCGAGTGTATGATCGTGTATACGAAAGATATATAGCAAATACTACGGATGAAGAAAAAGCACATACACTTGTCACTAATCTTACATGCCGAGGGTTCGAAGGAGATATACCTAACTTCTTCTATTCGAAAGAAAAATACGGTATGAATCTAGATGGAGAAAGATAATGAACTATGAAGATCATGTTGATATGGTAAATGGTGTCATACGTGACATCGCTGCGTGGGATATTGCGAGAAACGGTCATCACGTTGATGAGGGTGCTATCGATGACTGGATCATGGAGATGAATATGATCGGTACGCGTGAGTCGTTCATGTCGATATGCCAGGACTATTGGGATCAATACTTAGGGTCAGCTACATTGCATTGATATTATAAATAGTCGGACAATTAAGGATCCGACGTATGAAAACATTTAAACGATATTTAGAAGAAGCTGCTCCTCAAAAAATATCTGCAAATAGAGGAGATGTTGCAGAAGTTATTCTTGGTGCGGCTGTAACTGCAAGGTTTTGGAAAAATCCAGCAGGAGAAGACGTATCAGAAAAAGACATACGTTCTATTATGAGAATGGTGTTAAAAACAAATCCTGTTGAGTTAACTAGAAATGATTTAGAAATAGATACTAAAATATCAGACACCATTCGATTTAGAATAGGGGTGCCTAAACCCGCATTTGCTTTTTTAAAACAAGAAACAGAATGGAGTAAAATTTCTGATCTTTTCAAATCTTGCGAGGCATATGTTAACTCTGATAGGAGATTAAACCTACAATCAAAGGTTTTAGCTAAAAATGGAAAAGTAAACGATATTTTCGTAAATTCCGATGGAACTGGTGATCAAAAAGGAACCAAGGCTGATATTAAATTAGAAGTCGATAAGAAGAAAACAAGAAATCAAATTTCTTTAAAGGTGCAAGGTGGTGATCAGTTTATGCAAATTGGAGGGATCGGGTTCGATAAGCAAGAAGAACTTTGGAGCAATTTAGGAATTGATGTATCAAGCGCAGAAGAAAAATATAATGCGTATATGAAAAAGCTTCAGACAAAATTGACATTTTATGATAGAGATAGTGTAACAAAGTCTGGAGCTGCTGATAATATTCGTTTGGCTGCTGAACTAACTTATAAAATTGCGGCAGAAAAATTACAAACTAATCTTGATAAAAAAGATGGAAAAACAATAGAGAAACTTGCTAAACTGATTAAATCGGGTGCTACAAGAGATGATGATAATATTGAACTTGTAAAATTACAATCTGGTAAATTTAAAAAAGCTAGATTTGGAAAAAAATATGAAGAAAATGTTAAGAACGCAGAACTGGTTGTTTCATATAAAAGGACAACGGATCCAATTATATTAGTTTATGACAAAAATCTTGGACCCACTAAAGGTAAACTTGTACAATTTAGAGCAAGATATTCTATAGAAGGAGCTAAATCTAAAAGCGGAAAAACTTATAGACCTTATCTTAGAAATCTTTTAGAAACAGGACCGTTTTTATTTCAATTGGCATCGGATCGATAAATGCTAACTCTGAAATCGTTTATCGCTGAAGAAAAGAATACTCATATGACTCACATCGAGGAGCTGATGTTCCTTGGCGGTGTGGATGGTACACGTCAGGCTATCAACTTCCTGCGTGATCTTAGAGACATGCTCAAGGGCAATGCTTCGTCTGCTATCGATATCACGGTGAAGTGGGACGGTGCGCCTGCAGTATTTGCTGGTATCGATCCTGAAGATAAAAAGTTTTTTGTCGCAAAGAAGGGCCTATTCGCTAAGACTCCTAAAATGTACAAGACGAACGCCGACATCGATAACGAACTCAGCGGTGAGCTTGCGAAAAAGTTTAAGGTCGCTCTTGCTGAATTCTCAAAGCTCGGTATCAAAAGCGGTGTCTATCAAGGCGACCTCATGTTCACAAAGGGTGACGTCAAGGTCGAAACAATTGACGGTGAGAAGTACTACACCTTTCAACCAAACACTATCGTTTACGCAGTGCCTACAAAAAGTAAGCTGGGTCAGCAGATTGCGAAAGCTAAGATTGGTATAGTGTGGCATACGACATATACAGGTAGTTCTATCAAAGATATGAAAGCATCATTCGGTAAAGATATTACCAATAAGTTTCGTTCATCTCGAACAATATGGATGGATGATGCAACCTATCGCGATATATCAGGTAAAGCTTTGTTCTCATCTAAAGAAACAGAAGAATTTAACGATT